CAAAATGCCAAAAACCCAGACAACCCATTATATTAAAACCAGATGAGTCCGAACCTCCCAAAATAGTAGAAGATACTTATACTTTAAATTATCAAGATAAAAAATACATATGTCCTAAAAAAGATTATCCTTATCCAGGATTTACAAATGAAAATATAGTATGCTGTTTTAAAAAAGATCAAAGACGCAGAGATGCTTTTATACGAAATATAAAATCTCACGATTTTGAAATTATAGTTCAACCGTCAAATTTTAAAATTAAAGTAAAAGATAATACAACTAATCTAGAATATGAAACATATGCAATTAAAGTTATTTCTGACTATATAAATGGATTTGATGAAAGTAATTCTATGTCAAGATATTTTTATTTATCAAATGATAATAAACTCATTAATATTACAAATGAAAATTTAGTAAACATATTAAAATTAAATGAAGAAAATGCCATTTGGTTAGATAGTGCTCCTTTAGCAAGAATCATTAATGAATCTCCAAAAAATAAATGTAATTTCCCACCTAAAATACACGAAAAAAGAAGTGATTATATACATGCTCCTTGCGAACATCATGAAAAAAATAATATATTTGGTTATAATTTAAATTCTTATCCATGCTGTTTTGATAAAGAAAGAGAACAGTTTACACATAGAAAGAGAAAAGTATCTGATATAACCAAACAACATATTCTTATATCTGATAAAGTGTTAGATTATCAAAGAATAGGTATATTGCCACCAAGTTTAAATACACTTTTTAATGAATTAATTCAAAAACCAGAAAGTCATAAATTTTATAGAATGGGAGTAGTTCAAAATAATTCTGCATTTTTAAATGCTATTTTACTTGGATTAGACAATAAAATCAATTCAACAATAATAAATAATTCTAATGAATTTAAAAAATATATAACAATATATCTTGAAAAAAACCCTGAAGAATTTGATAAACTTAATAATGGAAATTTAACATTCAAATATGTTACTTTGGAAAATTATATCAATTATATCTTAGATTCAAATAAAATAATGTATTGGAATGACATATTAGATATTATTCAAATTATTACAAATATCAATATTTTAATATTAGATATACCATATAAAGTTTCAGAATCTACAAAAATACCAGATTATGATAAAATTAAATTAATCTGTACTCCAAATATTAGACAAAATATAAATAAGAAATTTATGATCTTTATTAAAAGAGAAAATACGTATGAATTATTGATAAATTTGCTTACAAATGATAAAAACAAAGAACAATCTTCTAAAATTATTTATAAATTCAAATATAATAATCAAGATAAATATGATACAAATATTATAAATTTTTTATTGGAATATTATCAATCAACTTGTATAAAAGAAAATGTATTTCCAGAATCTTATCCTTTTATAGAATTATATACATTACAAGAATTAACCAATTTATTAAAAGATACAAAATATAAAATTATAGGTCAAATAATAAACTCCTTTAAACGTGTTTATTTATTATTGACATCAAATGGTGCATTATTACCAATCAAAGAAACAGGAATTGAAAATATAGCACCAATTATGACATTACAAGAATTAAAAGATTCTGATAAATTACTTGATATACATAGTTATATAAAAGAAGTCAATAAAATTAACAAAATATTAAAAAATATAAATCCTAACAGATATCTAAATATTTTAGGAGTATTTAATTCTAAAAAAACACATACATTAGAAAAGGAAGATTCTCTAACAAAAATAAAAATTTATGGCATTCTTACCAATTTTGGTCAAATTATACCTATAAAAGAGTCTTTTGTAAATCCAAGTGAATTTCCTATATTAGATTTTAATTATTATGAAAATGTAGACGACTATCTAATTAATCATGTAAAAGATACTTATAAAAGTCCTGCAGTATTATATGCAGAATATATAAATAATATTAAAAATGATATATTTAAAATAAAACAAATCTTAGCAAAAAGATTATCTCAAAATGAAGATGCTAAAAAATATATTATTTATAAAACAAAAACACCTTCTTTATCAAGAAGTAAAAAAATAGAAAGTCTAATTGCACTTTTCAATAAAATTAAAAAAGTTCAAACTTTTGAATATGAACATGATTTTTTAAATTTCGTTTTTCATCATATTGCTAACGAAATGTTAAACGATAATAAAGAAAATCTTTTATTAAATAATCTAGTCATATCAGAAGTTTTTAATCCTAATGAAATTTTAAAACGTGAAAATGAGTCTATATTGTTAAATATAGAAGATATTAAAAAATGGTTAAAACAACAATCAAAATAATATTATTTCGTTTAATTTTACTATTTAAATTAAATGGAAAAAATATATAGTAATGGAAAATATTAAGTTGCAAAAATATAAATTAGGAGGAATCATTTGCAAAAATGTATTCAAAAAATTAAAAAATAAAATAATTAAAAAAAATGTAACTAATGTACAAACTCTCACTTCTTTGGGAAATACATTAATAATGGAAGAATATAAGGAACAAATCAAAAATTATGAAAATTTAAAACCACTTATTAAAAATGTATCTGTAGCATTTCCAACTTGTATATCTTTGAATAATTGCGTTGGATACTATATTTATGAACCAGATAATAATGATTATAATATTATAAAATCCAATGATCTAATAAAAATAGAATTAGGTATAAATATAGACGATTGTATTAATATTTTTGGCAAATCATTTTATTTTACACATAATATTGATTTACAAAAGGATAAATATATAAAATTGTTAGATAAATTAGAAAATAAAATAACAAAATTAGTAAATACAAATTCAACTAATATAGATATCCAAACATTAATAGAATCATATTGTACAGAATATAATTGTTTTCCAGTTGAAAATACATTTAGTTATCAACATTTAGATCAACATATACAAACTGATGATTCAAAATATATAGTTACCAACCATTGTAAATATTATGATGAATATGATAATTTAATAGTAAATCAGGATATATCATTTGATTTATCTGAAAATGATGTTTTCACTATTAATTTAACAATAATACCTAACAAAGAAGACGATAATGAACATATTTATAATGAACTGCATCAGCCACATATTTATAAATTTAATGAATATTATCATAATTTTAAACTTGGTAGTTCAAAAGAATTTTATTCTTTTATTAAAAAAACCCACGGTTTTAATGTATTTCCTATGACAGATTATTATTCTAATGTAAAATATAGAATAGGATTAAAAGAATCACTTGACAATGGTCTCTTAATTCCATATCCAGTTCTATATAATAAAGAAAAATTACCAGTTTTTTTTAAAAAATTTACTATAATTGTTGGTAAAGAAAAAGGATTTAATTTAACATTATAATATCATTTATTTATTAAATATCTTTAATAATAGAAATTTAATAAAGATCTTTTATTTAAAAAGTAAAAATATATATTTTTATATTCGCGATGGGAAATCTTTTAACATATAATCAAAGTAAAAAAAAGAAAACACACTATAACGAAATAAATCACGATAACGAAATAAATCACGATAACGAAATAAATCACGATAACGAAATAAATCACGATAACGAAATAAATCACGATAACGAAATAAATCACGATAAATATAAATATTTTGAAGATACAATATTTATTATAGATGAATTAAGTGATATGATAAATTTTTATAAAAAATTAAGTTATTTGAAAAATTTGCCAAAAACATTAGATAATTATAAGATATTTTCATATAAATCTATTAATTATTTAAAAAATTTTGATTTAGATACTGAAGAACTAAAAGAAGAATTTGAAGATAACTATTTTGATATTACAATATACAATTTAGATGATGTTATATCACTTATTTCTCAAATCAACGAACATTACCAAGATATAGATGAATATAAAAGAAAGGATTTTTTAAAATTTACATGTAATTTACTTCATTTTATATTATATTTGATTAGTACTTCTATAATTTATAATTATTAATATAATTTTTTATCATGTCTGTGAATAATTGTATAATCTAAGTCAAATATAACCATTTTAATATCCATATTAATTCTGTTTTATATATTAGCGAATGAATATAGATAAATCAATTTTTATTTAAAAAAATAATTTTAAATATAAATAATGTATTGCGATATTTGTTTGTGGAATCAAAGTCAAATTGTATTTGATGATCAAGATTATCATGAACCAGTTTGTGGAACTATATATTACACATATTATAAAAGTAACGGATACAATTTAATAATAAATCCTAATAGATATAATAAAATATCAGTATGTAGTGATTGTTTAATAAATAATATATATGATTGTAATGTAGAACTAAAAGAAATTGTTTTGAAAGAATTAATAGAATATGTTGCATGTAGAAAAATTCAAAAATGGTGGTTAAATATTTTATATAATATAGATTTTAAAGTTGGTAAAATTTTTATTCAAAAAAATATATCTGATTTTACTAAAACACATTTAAATGTAAACTTATAATTTTTTAAAAGTATTTTAATTATAATTTTTTAAACATTATTTTAACAATTATATTTATTTTACACTTGTACATTTTATTTAATTTTTTCAGCTTTTACATTAGGTCATAAGCTTAATTTCTTCTGACATGGTTATAAGTAGTTATAACATTATATACTAATTTAATTTTAAATTAAAATCTACTACTTTTTAATATTAAATAATAAACGACAAACTCCTTAAGAACTTAAAACATTTGCTAAGTTAGAATATTAATAAAAATACTTTTAAATCATAAAAATATCAAGATTCGAATTTTGAAACCATTATTTCTTATTTTGTAATTGTTTATAATATTTATCAAGCGCTTGATCAAAATTTAAACTTTTCCCATAATGGAATGCTTCTTTTCTCTTACCTAAGATATGTTTACAGGCGTCGTGTGGTGTCATTTTGTGTTTTGAAACCAGAAAAGCAGCAATTGATATAGCCGATCTTTGGCGACCAGCATGGCAATGCACGAGGATATTATTACCCTGCAATACAGTATGCTTATAAATAAATTCTACAATTATTGGAAAATATTCATACATTAACTCAAAATCTCTTTCTTTTAGAGAATCTTCAACAGGAATTCTCATATATTCTATATCTTTTTTATGTGCAAAATAATTAGGTATATCTTTTGTACAATTTAAAACGGCTTTAATATTTTTATCTTTAAATAAATCGCGATCTTTTGCAGCTTGATAATTACCTAAATACAATCTATTACTAATTTTTTCATATTTTGTTAATGGTTTGTTTTCATCTTTTATAATTAAACCAGCTTTAACAGGAGAATGCTTATAAATATAATCTGCAAGTGGCATATGTGTTTCTCTTCTTTTTCTTTGTTTTTTTTGTATTTGATTATCGTTTTTTTCCATACTTGATATTACCACATATTTTAAATTTTATTAATTTAATATATATTATTAAATTAATTTATAAATTGTTTTTCTATAATTATGCTTTCAAATAATTGTTACTTAAGTATTTGTAACCCAATATTTTCCTTCAGGTGTAAATCGTCTACACCAAGTTGTACCATCTCTATTTTTACCAGCAATCCAAAACGCATTTGAGCGGGCACTATCCACATCTGCTCCAAAAGTAACTTGGCCAGGTTGTAAAGAATTTTGCATACCAGCACAATTAGCACTTTGTCCAAATCCACCAGTTATTGACGATGCATTAATTGAAGATGCACTTAATGGTCCATCAACTCGCATACCCCCTTCTGCCCAAACTCTAACTTTACGAGTATTTATATCATTACCTGTACTCATTCCAACAATATTTAACGAATTTGGTTCATGAATACCTGCTGAAATTTGAGCTGAATCTACTTGTCTAGTATTATCATTCGCTCCTCCAAACATAATACCATGACGATTGATTTTTAATTGTCCATTGGGAGTTTGTATACCTGCTTTTTCCCCATCTCTAACAAATACATCTCCTGCTTTATTTACAGTAACTAAATCTCTATAATCATTTCCAGTATCTCCTGTTGCCATTGAAAGATTAACTGTAGAATTATTAAATGCATTTGCAGCAAATACTCTAACTGTACCATTAGGATCTTGTGAAAACCCATATCTATTGCCATTATCGCCATATCTTTTTTGTATCATTGGACCTGGATCAGATGGTAAAATATTAACATTATTAGTTGACAAATTTGTAGCAGTTAAATTTGTAGCTGTCGAATTTGGTATATTTACATTACCATCAGCATTAACATTAAAAACTTCTTTAACTGTATCGGCTGAAGAACCTGATGATTTAATTTGTCTAATTGTAAATTGTTCATTTCCATCATCGTGTAAATCTAATGCAAGTCTATATGCATTATTTCCACCAATTTGTCTTAAATATGCCCAATCATTGCCACTTCCTGCAGAACCAAATCTTATATAAGTATTTGATTTATTATCACCCTGAACATTTTCATCACCTTCTACTATACCCGAATTTAAATTTAAAACACCATTTATTGATGCTGGCCCACCAGCTGTCAAAGAATTAGTTGACAAACTTCCAATTGTACTACTTGTTGCATTTAAATTTGCAATTGTACCATTTGTAGAATTAAAATTTGTAAATCTAGCATTCCCGATTGTACCATTTGTTGCATTTAAATTTGTAAATATAACGTTACCAATTGTACCAGTTGTTGCGTTTAAATTTCCTATAGAAGTAGATCCATTGAATATTGCTTGACCACTAAAAGTTGTAGTTTTGTTAGAAGCAAATTGAACATTATCATTAAAAGCCACAATTTGATCAAAATTAGATGGACCAGTAACTCTAAGATTATTCATTGTTATATTTGTAGCAAATAAACTCCCCACTGTTGCATTTACAAATTGAGCTGGACCTCCAACTTTCAAATCATAATTTATATCTGCGTCTGTAGCAATACCTACCTTTCCAGTTATATTTGTATTACCAACAATATTTATATTTCCACCTAATTGAGAAGTACCAGATTGTGTTTCTATTCCCTGTGTAAATAAAGCAGGACCTCCTACTTTCAAATTAAATGTATCTTCTTGTTGTTGTGAATTATCTGGCATAGTATCAACATTTGGTCCTATAGCTACTTTTTGACCAACTAATAAATCATCTATAATTTTAACTCTTCTTCTTCCTCTAACATTTGCAGTTGATCCAAAACGACTAAATCCTTTTGCAGCTCCTCTGATTTCAAGATGTGAATTTTTGGCATTAAGATATGTATCATTTGATTGTTTTGAATTAATTAATTGGATTTGAGAATCACTATTTCCAAATTTACCACTAGTTATAACATTAGTATCATTTTCTGTTTTTGTTTGAAAATCAGCAAATGTATTATTTATATTATCTCCATATCTTAATAATCTTGTTTCAAAATCAACAGATGCATATCCAGGTAAATCAGATGTTAATTCGCCTTTGTGACTTCTTGCTAATTTACTTGCTAGTTGAGATACTAATAAAGTAGGATATGTAAGTATTCTATCAGATACTTTTTCAGCTAAAAATGTTGGAATATTTGGATTTCTTGGGTTTGTTGTTAAGCCTTCAGCTACACCTTTTTGTAAATCGGAACTATTTTGTAATCTTCTTGAAACACGATCATTAAATTCATTGTTTGTAGATAATGTATTAGCAATTTTTTCCTCTGATTGTTCAGCTATGACAATTGGATTAGATTCAATACTTTCCTGTATTTTTTGTTCAACAATATCACCTGTTACTAATTTATAAGGATCATAATCCTTTCCTTTTCCAGTGATTTTGCTTGGTAACCAAACTTCATTAAGATATTTTGGGGTAGAAAAATGAAAAGCAGAATCTTTATGACTATCATTTAATGCTGTTCTATTTTCTGTTAAATATTTTGGAGTAACAAATTTTTTATCACTTATTGTATCTAATGCGTCCGATGTTGGTATAAGAGAATCTAATTTCTTGTTAACCCACTGAGCAGTTGCAAATTTATCATCTGATGTACTTTGTACACTTGGATCATTTGCTGCACTTATAGTCGAATTTATTTTTTCTTGATTCATTTTGGAAGAAATCCATCCAGGTGTAGCAAATTTCAAATCATTAGTACTTGATAAACTTGGATCATTTAATGCACTGACAGTCCATTCATTTTTATGTTGATCAATTTTTGCTGATGTCCAACTTGGTGTTGCAAATTTATCATCGGATACATTATCTAATGTAACATTATTTGAAGCACTTACTGTCCAATTTAATTTTTCTTTATTTAATTTTGCATTTGTCCATGCAGGTGTTACAAATTTATCATCTGAAGAGTCGTTTGTCAATGGATCATTGGCTGCACTTACAGTCCATGTATTTTTGCGTTCATTTATAAATTTTGGAGTGACATATTTTGTTTCATTGTCATTACTTTCTTGTAAACTTGATCTATTTGCATTAAATCTTTCACCCCAATATAAAGGAGTAACATATGTATTATTATCTGTATTTGACGCTTCTGAATATGTTGCTTTATCAGAAATCTTGTTTACAAAAGTTGTGTCTAATTCATCAGTTTTTACAGCAGTTTGATTTAATTCATTTATATCTGTTTGTAAACTTTGTAATTCTGTTTTGGTAGCAAATCCAGATAAATCTGGACTTGAAATTGCTTGGCCCATTTATTATTTATTATATTATATAAATAAAAAAATAATATAATAAATTCATTTACATTATTTGTTGTTTATAATTATTAAAAAGTTGTTCTAATTGTGCAGATAACATTGTTTTCTGATCTTCATTTTTTGTTTGTTCTATTTGTATTAAAAGTTCTTCTTGTGCTTTAGTAAATTCATCAGTTAATCTTTCCCTTTTTTCTTCTTCAGATTCAACATTTTCAACTTTTTCTACATTTTTTTTATTTGAATTTATAAATAAATAAATTACATATAATGCTAATAAACCAAGTAATAATTGCACATAAAATTGCATGTTATTTATTATTATAATATAATATAATAATAAATTTTTCTAATTTGTATTTATAATTTCATGAAAATAATTCATTAATTCTTTAGAAATAAAATTCCAACTGTAATTTTCTTCAATATATTCATACATAACTTTATATTTTTCTTTAAGATTGTCAAAGTTCTTTTCCCATTTTTCCTTCATTTCTTTTTCATTTGCATTAATGACATCTACAATATCCTTTACATAAATAATGTTCTGTTTCATTGCATCTTGTGTTTCTACAATTGAATTAACATAATATATAAATTGATTCCCTTGATTCTTATAAATTCGTTCCATCATTTCTTTTGTACTGCCAGTCTTAGGAACCATAACATTACATCCAGCTGTTAAAGCTTCAAGCGCAGTTAAATTAAATCCTTCTGCTAAATACGGTGACATATATAAATCACAAGTATTCATTAAATTATTTATCGTTTCATATGACATTGTTTTATCTGAAAAAATAATATGATTTTCTGATAAATTATTTGCATGCTCAGGGGTTAAAACTTTTTCACTTATTAATTCATTAAAATATTGTTCTAAATATTCTTTTGATTGATATAAATCTCCTGTCCCTTTTAATAATAATTTAAAATATGTCTTTTTTTCTATATTTACCAATTGATGTAATGTCAATAATATATGAACAATACCTTTATTTCTAGTCATTGCTCCTATGTTCATAAGTAAAAATTCTTCATCTTTTATATTATAAAAATTTCTTATTTTCTTTCTAACTTCTATCTGTTTTCTACAAAATATACTCGTATCTACTCCATTTGGAATTAATTTATTTCTTGATGGATCTACATTAAAAAGTCTAAGACCATCTAATGACCATTCTGAAGGACCAGTAAAAAATAAATTTTTATTATGATATAAATATGAATAAATTTTTTCATGTGTATCTAATTGTAATTCAGAAGGTCCTCTAAAATAAAATGGTGTTAAACTTCCAAATTCACTTGTATAATATACACATTTTTTCATAATTTCGTTTTCTAATTGTACATTATCTATATCATAAGGAAATGTAATAGTATATACTAAATCAACTTTTTCACCAGACCATCTTTTTAGATTATGTAGAATTTCAGTATATTCATCATTATAAAATTTTTTTTTACTATTATTCCATTCTTCTCTAAAATATGGCATCTCTTCTACATAAATTTCTAATTTGTCTTTAAAATTTTTATATAGATATATAAGCTGAAACCCATTTACAATTGCGTAACTATGAGGGATCTCTGTCCATCCTTTAAATAAAACTTTGATTTTTTCGGTCATTCTTTTTAATTTATTATATAAATGTTGTTATTTTTAAATTTAAAATGATTTTTACTTCAATTTATTTAAAAATGAAAATAATATAAAAATACTTATCTATAATGAATTTCATAGATAAATATATTCCTAATACACAAAAATCACTTTTTCATAAAGATATATGTGCTCATATTAGAAAATGGACTACTAATTTATTAGAAAACGATTTAACTGATAAAAAAAAAATATTATTTATTTATGGTCCAGTTGGCTGTGGTAAAACTGCAAGTATTAATATATTATTAAAACCATTTCAAATTATTAACATTGATTCCAATGAACTAAGACATGAAAAATCGTGTGATTTAATAAATTCATTAGTTGGATTTAATGATATTACATTGAGTAATATAGAAAAATGGAATCATAATAATAAAAAACAAAAACCAAATATTGCAGTAATAGATAACATAGAATTATGCGATAAAAATATAGTAAATTTCGTAGAAAATATTCATGTTAAAAATAATATTAACATACCTATTTTATTGATATGTAATAATCAGAAATATAAAAACATTTTTTCACATCATAAAAACTGTACATATATAGAATTTAACAAACCAAGTTTATTGGAATTATCTAAATTAATTTTAGACATAAATGAAAAAGAAAAACTAAATCTTTCAAAAGAAAATATTAAAATTATAATAAATAAATCAGAATTTGATATTCGTCAAATATTTTACTTATTAGATCAATGGAAATTATATCCATTTAATTTTACTAATTTTATAGAAACTATAGATACAAAACATGCAGATATAGATTTAACAGATAAACTAATTTATTTAACTGATAAAAATAAACAATTCGATATATCATATACTTTTACATTATCAACATCCGAACCAATAACTATTTCTAATGGTTTATTTCAAAATTATACCAACATTATAGAACATTATAATTCAGTTGATGACTTAGACAATTTAGAAAAATGTATTAATATCATAGATAATATATCTTTTTCAAATGTATTATATTCAGAAATAGTAGAAAAACAAAATTGGGAATTATATGATTCATATACAATAAATAGTTGTGTAATTCCAAGTTATCATTTAAAAAATATCAAATCATATGAAAAAGAAAAATCAGATATAAACAATATCACAAATGAACAAGAATTATATTATAAAATGAATGCATTTAAAGATATTTCTTATAATTATTTTAATTCATTTAATGAAGTAAAAAATATTGTATCAGAAAATATATTTTCCAAAAATTTAAATACAAATAATAATAAATATGATAGTTATAATATCACAAAACAAGAAAGTGGGTTTTATTTTGATTTTATAAAAATATGTCTATCTCAAATAAAAACCATAAATGAAGATTTTGAAAAAAATAAAAAAGGCAAAAATACAACAAAATCTGAAAAAATTTCATTATGTAAAAATATAACTGCAAATGCCAAAAATTCTTTAGATTTTATAGTGGATAAAATATATTTTTATAAATTATTTGAATTCCCAATTGATGAAATTTTATTAAATAAAAATAAATATTTCATAAACGAAAAAAATAAAAATATATTAAATGATGATCAAATTATTAAAGATATTGAAAAAATAAATATACGTGTATTTAAAAGATTATTAAATATCTTTTCTTTTAATGAAAGTTCAAAGGTTTTGAAATCTCATGTTGAAATGGCAATTAAATATAAATTATTTAATTTAATTTTAGAAGATATCAAATTACAAAAAGATGCTATTAAAAAAACAAGAATAGAATCTTTAGTACAAGATTTAGATGAATTATGGAATTTCTAATTTAATTGGTTTTTAAAAATTTAAATCTAAATTTAAATTTAACATACCTTCTTTTGCACAATTTTGTTCTGCTTGATTAACTTTTCTACCATATCCAATTCCTAAAATATATTTATCTTGATTATATAAATTTAAAATATTCATATATACCTGAGTATTGTTTGCCTTGAAATGTTCAATTATTCTTTTTGTATAATTTATAACGTTATTTTGGATCTCATTATCCAATTGAGATAAATCCATTTTATTTATTGTAACTATTTTTGTAAACACTTTTCTATATAATGGGTTTTCCTCATTTATAGATATATAGGTCGGATTTTGAAATTTCAACGATTGGTAAAATCTCTGCAATGAATCCTTGAAGTTATCGTTTTTAGAAATAATTTCAGCAAAATCAATTATATTTTCTATCACTGATCTTATAAATCTATCCGCATAAATATAACCTTTATCACCAAAATCTTCTAAAATTGCACCAACAAATGCCTCAAATGAATCTTCATAATAACTTTCGGTACCTCTCCCACGAGAAATATCCAATATAGTTTGATTCTCTACTTGTAATGATAATAATATATATTTTCTAAACCCAAGTGTTATACCTAATTTATGTAACATAGAACACTTTTCAATTTTAATTTTCAAAATAGTTAAAAATCCTTCTCTTTCTTCTTTAAAACGATTATATAAATATCTACCTAAACTTGCTTTTAACATATGATCTCCAAGAAATTCTAAACGTTCATTTGATTCTTTTGGAACATAATTTATATAAATATTATTAGATGATAAGTTATTATTTAAACAGGCATTTTGAACAGCTTGATAATAACTTTCATGAACAAATGCACTTTGATAATATTCTAAATTATTTATTAAAAGACGTTCATTATTATCTCCTATATTTTCAAAATAATTTAAAATATTTTCTACTTCTTCCTTCGTAATTAAACGGTTATTTGGATTATCCATTGGTCTTTATTATTTAGCCAATTCATCGTTTTAAATTCAGTTTTTAATTTATTTAAATTTAATTCATTTAAAAATAAAATATTTAACTAATTATGAAAACTTTAATTTATATAACAGGCAAAATAACTACAAAAATAGAAACAGATATTCCATTTAAAATATTTGAAAAAGGAGATATATCAGAATTTTATAATATTATTAGTAATATGTTTTCATCTAATGATTGGAATGATATTTGTTGTGAAAAAGTAGAATATTTTCCAAATTATATTTTATGCAACGTAAAAACTTATTGATTATATGTATTATGTATTAAATATTTTATAATATATATAAAATACTTATTATTTTGAATGTCTTTTTTTTTGTTTTTTATTTTTAAAATTTTTTTATTTTTTAAATTA